ATAAGGTAGCTTGCGACCTGTTCTGGTGTTTGTTGAATTCTGCGGATAGACTTGAGTAATGGATAAATGCAAAAACTGCGGATCTGTATTGATTGCTAGACCTGCTAATAAACAAGGTCGTAATCAATTGTTTTGTAATCCCTATTGTGGGAAGTTGTTTCGTGGGGAGATTAGGTTTGTTGATAAGCCGAAGAACTGTGGTTGGTGTGGAGTTGAGCTTGTTCATGTTGGGGCAGGTAATCCAAAGAAGTTTTGTAGTAGGCAACACGCAGCTAAACATCGTCAGTCTTTGAAACCTAAAGCTCCGTCAGTTGAGAAGGTTTGTCTTTTTTGTTCTAATGTCTTTGTAAGTAATTTGAAGCAGTCAAAGTTTTGTAGCAGTAATTGTAGATATGGTTTTGCTGGTCAGTCCAAGAAGGATAGTCGTGCAGCTTCACCTTTGTCCTTTGATTATGAGTGTGATGATTGTTCTAGGCTTGTGGTTTCTGTAAAGCGTGTTACTCGTGGTCAGCATGGAAGGTATTGCGATTTCTGCAGGCTTAGGCGTAGGCGTGAGCGTTATCGGGTCAAGACTGCTAAACGGCAAAAGGTGTTGAACCCTGTTCGCATGAGTGCGGATGTTTTGATTGAGCGTGATGGCAATGTTTGCCATATTTGCTTGACTGAAATTGATTTGTCGTTAGCTCGTAATAGTCGTTTCGGTGCGACTATTGATCATGTTGTTCCTGTTTCTAAGGGTGGAGCAGATACCCTTGAGAATATGAAACTTGCTCATTGGATTTGCAACATTAAGAAGGGTAATAAAGTCTGATGGCTAATCCTGGTAAGCCTGCTGAAGTCAAACGTAAACTTGGTGCTAAAGGTTATAAGGGCGATGTCCCTGTTGATGTTATTTTGTTGCCTGCTGTTTCTGCTGTTCCTGAACCTTTGAAGCCTTTAGGTGAGTCTGGTTTGTCTTTGTGGGATAGAACTTGGATGCGTGGTTATTCGTGGATTTCGGCTAATACCGATATCCAGTTGTTGCAGATGACTTGTGAGCAGTTGGATGAGCGTGATGTTTTGCGGGCTTATGTTATGGACAATGTTGAAGCGTGGCATGAGCGTTCTGCTTTGCGTGAGCTTGAGAAAAGTATTCGTTCTAATTTGAGTTTGCTTGGGTTTACTCCTACGGATCGTATGAAGTTAGGTGTTGCGGAGATTAAGGCTGAAACTAAAATGGAGCAGTTGAAGCGTAGGCAGGAACAACGTGAGTCAGGTAAGTAGTTGGCCACCTGCTTGGGTTACGCCTAGTCAACTTGAGTTTGGAAGCAAGGGTGCAGATGCAGTTGATTTTATAAATACCTTTGTTACTTTGACTAAGGATTCTATTGCAGGTAATGCAGGGCAAAACATCAGGCTTAGATCTTGGCAAGAAAAACTGTTGGAAGAAACTCTTGAACTTGATGAGCAGGGGCTGTTCAAGAAACGAACCGCAGTATGGTCAATGGGCAGAAAGAACGGAAAGTCCGCCCTTGTAACAGGTTTGGGATTATGGTTTTTGATTAACGGTGATGAAGGTGGGGAAGTTTATTCTTGTGCAGCTGAAAAGGAGCAGGCACGAATTACTTTTGGTGATGCCAGAAAGATTATTGAGCGTGAACCTGAACTTGCAGGCTTGTGCAACATTTACAGGGATGTTATTGAAGTGCCTTCTACAGGCTCTATCTGGCGAGTGCTTTCTGCAGAAGCATATTCCAAGGAAGGATTAAATGCTAGTGCGGTCATTTTTGACGAAGCAGCCGCATTAAAAGATAGAGCGATGTGGGATGTTATGCAGCTCTCTATGGCTTCTCGTAGGCAACCTATGATGCTTGCAACAACAACTTGTGGAGTGAAATCCGATTCTTCTGGGCAGGATTCAACTGCTTATCAGTTGTATCAGTATGGGCAAAAGGTTGCTCGTGGTGAGATTGATGACCCTAGTTTTTATATGGCATGGTGGGAAGCACCTGCGGACAGCGATCACAGATTAGAAGAAACTTGGGTTAAGGCTAATCCTGGTTATGGTGATTTGAACTCTAAAGCAGATTTTGAGTCTATGGTGAAGCGAACCCCTGAAGCGGAGTTTAGAACTAAGCGTTGTAATCAATGGGTGAACTCGCAAAATACTTGGTTGCCTGCAGGTGTTTGGGACACGCTTGCTGATACTGATGTTGTTGTGGGTGAGTTTGATGAGATTGTGTTAGGTATTGACGGCTCGTTTAGCGGAGATACTACAGCGATTGTGGGCGTTACTGTTCCGAAGTCTAGGGATGATAAACCGCACGTTTTCTTGGTGAAGGCGTGGGAGAAACAGGCTGATGATTTGGATGATTGGCGTGTGGACACGCTTGAAGTTGAGCAGACTCTAATTGCTTTCTGCCAGTCGCATCCGAACGTGAAAGAGCTTGCTTTTGACCCTTTTAGATGGCAACGATCTATGGCGGTGCTACAGGATTTGGGTTTGCCTGTGGTTGAGTTCCCTTCTACATCTCCTCGCAGGATGGTTGCAGCTTGTTCTAAAGTCTTTGATTCTGTTACTGAAGCTACGCTAACGCATGACGGTAATCCGCTGTTGGCAAGGCATTTGGATAACTGTGTTTTGAAGATAGATAACATTGGGCCACGCATTGTAAAAGAGTCTAGGAATAGTCCTAGAAAGATTGACGCTGGTGTGGCTTTTGTTATCGCCTATGATAGAGCAACAAGTAAACTAGAAACGATGGCGTTGCCAGAGTTCTTTTCGTTCTAAGGATAATTTTGTTACCTACGATTTTACAGGCTTCAGGAATAGCGTTGATTGCTGTTGGAGCTGCATTAGTTTTTCTTCCTGCAGGGATTGTTCTTGCTGGTGTTGGTGTTTTATTGTTTGGTTTGGCGTGGGAAAAGAGTGGTAAATAATGCTCGGTAATTTGTCTGGTGAGTCTAGGGCTATCAGTTTTCAGTCGTTGTGGGGTGCAGGTGATCTCACTTCCTATGAAACACAATCTTCAGCGTTTGTTGACTACAACACTTCGTTTACTGTAAACGCTGTTTGGGCTTGTGTGTCTTTGATTAGCGATACTGTTTCTGCGTTGCCTGTTGATACTTATGTTCGTAGAGATGGTATTGCTTACCCTTACCGCCCGAAGCCTGCTTGGGTTTCTAAGCCTGATATGGCGATGCCTAGTGTAGCGTTTTGGCAGCAAACAATGATTAGCTTGCTTGTTGATGGTAATGCGTTTGTGCGTTTGTTTAGAGATAGTCGTGGCGAGATTGTAAACATGGTTATCTTGAATCCTTTGAGTGTTCAGGTTTCTCGTAATGCGTTGGGGCAAAAGTTTTATACGACTACAACTGAAGGCAACAAGGTTTTGTCTAGTGATGAAGTGCTACACATTTCAGGATCTATTTTGATGCCAGGTGAGTTTAGGGGTAAATCTCCTATAGACACTCTTAGAGAAAACATAGGTTTAGCGATTAGCCTTGAAAGCTTTGCAGCTCGTTTCTTTGGGCAAGGCACACTTACCCAAGGTGTAATTGAATACCCTGGTGCATTAACCGCTGAGCAGGCAGAGAACCTTGCCAAGAGTTTTGACCGCCAACACAAGGGTTTCCGTAAAGCACACAAGACAGGTATTCTTTCTGGCGGTGCAGTATTCAAACCTACAACTATTGCTAACGATCAGGCACAGATGTTGGACTCTCGTAGGCTTGCTGTTGAAGATGTTGCTAGAGCGTATCGTGTTCCTACAGACATGATTGGTTTGAACAATGGTGGGCAGAGCTACAATTCTGTAGAAGCTAAAAACATTGCTTTCTTAACTCACACACTTAGACCTTGGTTGGCGAAACTTGAAGATGCCTTTAGTCAGTTGCTACCTGATTCAGCGTTCCTAGCGTTTAGCACTGATGACTTGTTGCGTGGAGATTACGCTACCCGCATTGAAGGTTACAGCAAGCTGTTGCAGAACGGTGTTCTTAGCACTAACGAAGTTAGACGCAAAGAGAATATGCGACCTATTGACGGTGGCGATGTTGTGCGTGTTCCACTAACTAACGTAAACATTGCAGCGGCTTCACTAAATGAAGATGAAACTAAAGTTGATATGGCACAGAAACTTATTGCTCTAGGGTTTGTCCCTGAAGATGTTTTGACTGTTCTAGGGCTTCCTAAGATTGGTCATACTGGTTTGCCTACGGTGCAGTTGCAGAACCCTACGACTGTTCCTGATGGCAGTTATGAAACAGGTGCTTGATGAGTATTAGTCAATCTGCTTACACTGTTGGCACTGCTTTAGTTGAAGTTGTTGCCCCAGATATTCAACCTGTTCGGGCTACTATCCATAATCTTGAAAACACTACTAACCGCCTAATTTATCTTGGTGGATCAACTTTAGTTGCAGGGCAGTCTATCCATGTTGACGCTTCAGAAATTTTGCAGATAACTCTTGACCCAGGCGATGGGCTTTATGCTCGCACTAGCTCTGGCAGTTATTCGCTTGGCGTGATGATACAGAAGCAGGACTAACGATGCCTTATTTTATTGAGCAAGTTCCTACAGGTTGGAACACTGTAAAGGATGATGGGGAAGTTTTGGGGAAGCATAAAACTAAGGCACAGGCTATAGCACAGATGGTTGC